GAGGCACTGTTTCGATGAACACGGACAGGTGATAATCGTCCCTGCCGTCGGCATCATTCGCTCTGTTGATGTCTAGGTACTTGGTGGAACCATTGCCGGCCAGCCGCTTGCGGTCATAGTCGCCGGATACGAAATTATTGTTGACGTTTGTCGGCGCACCGCCAACAAGCGGCGTCAGCGCGCCGGCGAGCGTGCGAGCGCCCATGAGGATGCAGGCGGCCTTTATCGGGGTGAAAATCGAATCCGCCTTTAGGCCAATGATAAACGCATCAATGGCCCGTTGGACGGCCGGCTCCATGTACTGGCCGCCGTCTGCTACTCGCACGGCCTCAATGTATGAGCGGGCCGCTGCATCCGTGGCGAAGTTGCCGCCGCGCTGCACGGGCCGCAAGAGTCGGGGGGACATGGGCATGAGAACGGCTCTACAGTAGGTGATGTGCCGCTGGTCAGCGGTTGTCGGTGGTCGTTCCGGTGACGGTTCCACTGCCTATAGAACCACTGCCGTTGAATGTGGCGTTGCCGTTTACGGTGCCATCGTTGAACGTAGTGTCGTTAAATGTGGCGTTGCCGTTGATAGTGCCAGCGTTTCCGTTGGTCCCGTTCCATTCGGCGTTGCCGGTCAAATTCATGCTGGAGCCACCAACAGAATTGGTTTTCCACACCGCCAGGCCAGTCACAGTGAATGCAATATTAATTGAAATGCCATTGCCGTCGATCTCAAACGCATTGACGGTTGGAGCCGGCCCGCTATTGCTTAAAATGCTTGCCGTCGCCACCACGCTATCGGCACTGGTTGGCAGCCTCCCCGCCGCCTGTGTGTGTTCGTCATCCAGCCACCAGTTGCCGACCTCGGTCCAATCGCCATCGACGGCACCGTCGAAATACAGCGTGGCCGCCGCCGAATAGACCTGAGCCCCCCCCAAGTACGCCGCAACCGGCGTGCTGCCCAGGTACAAGCTCGCGGTGGTGTTGCCTAGTCTGATGCCCATGCCGGCGCTACAGCTTCTCTGTCAGGACGGGTCCGGCGTGACGACGTACAGCGTGTCCGCAGCCGGCGCCAGGGCGCCGTAGGCAGATTGCGTCAAGGAGACGATCCGTTTGAAGCCGGTGGCGCTGGGGAATTGGCCGTCGCGGTGGTAGAGCACGCCGTCCGCGCTGTTGAGCGCGAGTTCGCCGCCGACCAGGGCCGGCTTGGCCTCGCCCGCAGTGGCGGAGTTCTTGATGCGGATTTTTCCACCCTTCGACTCTGAATCACGGTACGGCATCTGTCTTCTCCTTCTGGGTGTCTCCGCTTCTGGGCTGAAGTGCGTAGAGCAGCCTGGTCTGCTCCTTGACCGCGTCGGCGATCTCTTTCTGGCTCTCTGCGACCGTCCTCAGAAACGCAGAGTGCTGCTCGACGAGGGGTAGCAGGACGTCGTTCCTCAAAACGACGCCGGCCGCTATCGCCACCAAGGTTGGGAAACCCCAGCGCTCCAGAATCGTCTTCAGCGTGTCGCTTACGTCGGTCCCGCTCATCGGAACCTCACGTCTTCAGAGTCACGATGCACGTTGCCGCGGTCGAGTGCGTCGTGCCGGCGACGATCTTGATCGCGCCGCACCCGTAAACCTCGTCGGGCAGGGCGTAGACGCGCGCCTCGGTGCTGCTCGGTGCCAGCGTGATGTCGGCCGCCGAGCCGTCGGCCTTGTAGAGCCGCCCGAACTGGCCGGTCACCGCGTCGCTGGCCCAGATGCGAATTGTCTGGGAGGCCGCCGTCGAGGACGTGCCCATCTCCAGGGTGCCGCCGGCGACGTCGTCCCACCGCAGGGTCGTGGCCGCTTCGACGACCGTCGTCAGCGTGACGGGAATGGCCTTGAACTTCCGCCGAATCTTCGGCTCACTCACGGGAACCTCCTTGTGCGTTGCGGGGCTTTAGTGCCCACACGAGGCGTGCATACCTCCATTGTATCTGGCCGTAGCCTTCTGGAGGGCGGCATCCACGCGGCCTTTCAGGCTCTCCAGGCTCCCGTCGTTCAGGATCAACTCGTCGATCAGTTCCGGCGAGATGCCGCGTTCGCTGGAGTGGCGGGCCGACGAGGCGTCCAGGCAGGAAACGCCCGGCCGAACCACCCGCCACACCGACCCGCCGGCGGCTCGAACCGCCTTGGCCTCGTTGTCGAACCGAACGTCGGGGATGACTGACAGTCTGGCAATCCTGGCCGTCCGCAACGCAATCCGCACCCAGACGTCCTCAGAGACGTGCTGGCGGCCCCATTCGGTGCCAAGGCTCTGGAGCAGTTGGCGCGGCGACTTGCCCAGCCAGGGGATTTCCTGCTCCTTGCGGTCGCGATCCGACAGTTCCTCGACCGTCATGCCGGTCATGGCGGCGATCATGTCATAGATTGGGTCGGCGAACGCGACCCGGAAGAAGCCGTGGTCGCGGAGGCGGAGGGCCGCCGTGTCCTTGCCCGCCCCAGCCGCGCCGCAGATTCCAATGATCATACGGAAATCCTCCTGCCGTCGAACAGGATCGTGACCCCCATGTCTCCGGCCAGCCACCGCATCGAGACGCCGGCCTCGGTCAGCATGGCCTCTCCGAGGGCGACCTCGGGCTCCCAGCGGAGCGGCGTCAGCGACCGGGGCAGGACGTGGCCCACGACCTCCTTGATGCCGGCCTGGATGATGCCCCTCGCACACTCGGGGCAGGCGAACCAGCAGCAGTAGAGAGTCGCGCCGGCCGTCTTCGTGCCCATCTTCGCGGCGGCGTAGATCGCGTTCCGCTCCGCGTGCTCGATCCAGCGGTACTTGACCGGCCTGGTCAGCCGCTCGGGCGTCCTGAAGACATTGGCGGGGAACTCGTTGGCCGCGACGGCCGCATACGCCGCCCCTGTCGGCACCAGGATCGCCCCGTTCTGCGTGCTGGGGTCGTGGGAGTGCTCGGCGGCGGCGGCGAACGCCAGGCGGAGCCAGTCAAGGTCGGTGTAGGTGGGAGAGATCATGCGGGCTCCGCGACGTGCATGGCGACCAGGCCACCCTCTGGGCGGTAGAGGAACGTCTCCATCGCCTGACGGCTCCCCAGGAAGCCGTTCTCAGAGTGCCAGTCGTCCGCGGCCGACAGGCTTGGGCAGACGCGGACGATCACGCCGTCCAGCGTCTCGATCGGCCGTTGCCATTCAGCCGCCTGGGAGTGGAAGTGGCCGGTGTGCCACTCGCGGCAGACGCTGCCGCTCCACTCGGTCGGCTTCTCCAGGGCCATGATCTGCGGGAGTTTCCGCTTGGCGCGGTGGCCGTGGCAGAAGCCGAGGAGGTTTTTGCCGTGACAGGCGTACTGGCGGCTGGTGTAGTCGAGCCGCACGTCGACACGGCGGTCATTGCGGAACCGCTCGGCGGCGATCCTTTGGAACGCATAGCTCAACGTCTCGTCGTGGTTTCCGTTGACGACGATGACGTCGGTGAGGCAGGACGAGGCAGAACGCTCGATGACGCCGAGGAGCGTGTCGCAGGCGACCTCGATCATCTTCTGGAGGCGGCCGTCCCGCTCCAGCGGAGTGCCGGATGTAGTCGTCCCCGTCGGCGTGTCGTAGTGGAAGATGTCGCCGACGAACGCGATCGTGCGGCGGGCCGGCTTGTGAGCGTCGCCGGTGTCTAGTAGTTCTCCGGCAGCCTCGCGCACCCGCCGCTCGGCGATGTCGAGGTCGTAGTCTCCGCCGCCGGCGGGGCCGGTCGTCTTCGCCCAGGCGTACTTCGCCATGTGGCAGTCGCCGATGACGAGCACTTGCCAGAGCCCTTCGCGCTTCGGCGGTTTCTTAGTGACGGGCCTGCGCAACTCTCGTTTCGCAGCGGCGATCATCGCCTCGACGGCCTCGGTGACGCTCGGCCCCGCCTTGGGCTTGAGCCTCACGAACACGCGGTGCAGTTCGAGCGTCCCGCCGTTGCCGTCGCCGCAGTTCCAAGATGTCGCCTCAGAGGCGGCGACGTCATACTTCGTCATATCGACTTCGATATGACGAACTAAGTCATCCACCGTCTTGATGCGACGGCTCGTGGAGCGGGCCTCGACGACGTCGCCGACGGTCGCCTGCGTGACCTGCTCCGCGCCGGCCGGAGGGTTCTTCGCCTTGAGGCGATCCTTCAGTTGTTGGACAGCCATTCGCGCAGCCGCTCCGTGCCGCAGATGGTGAATCCCCTGGACGTGATGTCCTCGTGAATCTCAGCGGCCAGGCTTCGCCCCGACCGATCGATCTCGCCTGCTCGCCACGCCGCCCTCGCCTCGATGACCTCCTGGGCCACCTCGGGCGGCAGTTTTTCGAGCCAACTCTTCGGGCCGTGCTTGCGTTGCGGAGGAAGAGCTTTCAATCGCTCAACCAGCCGCAGGGGCTTTTTCGTCATCTATGCGATACCCCAGAGTCCAGAGGATTCGCGCCATGTCCCTGGCAGTCTCGGTGACGGATTCCTCGCTCTGCTGCGGAAAGCAGGCGTGCAAGGCTTCGTGAATCTCTATTTCGAGGCGGCTACGTCCGGCGAGCCCCTGGTCGATGAGAATCTTCGGCGATGCCTTCTTCTTGCCGTCGCCGTAGACCGTCCAGCCGGCGGCTTTGCCCTTGAGCCTGGTGTACCTCCAGAGCCAGCGGATGCCGGCGATCGTGAAGTGGTGATCCGAGGGCATACCGTAGTATCGGGGAGTAGGCTACGGCGTGTCAACGGCGTTTTTCGCCGGACCCCACTTGCCCACTGGGCAGGATTCTCCGGCCCACGACAGCTTCGAGATGTACTGCTTTTCACGAACGATGGGGCAGCCACACTTCCGGCACGCCTTGCCGTCGAAGTGCTCGCACGCCTGGCAGATAGCAAACCGCTCGGCGACTTGCTCTTCAGTGGCTCGGGGCATCCCTGCGGCTAGGTGCTTGGCGGCCGACGTTGCGAAGTTCGCCATCTTCTGCGGCAGCGTCAGGCCGGGTTTTGCTGTGCGAGGATACGCCGGGTGTGTCTCGTCCACCGTGATCTTGTCGCCGTCCTGGCTGACGATGCACGGCCGCACCTCGTCCAGCGTGTAGCCACGTTGACGGCAGCGGGCGGCGAGGTGCTTGAGTTGGCAGGAGATCATGGGAGTGGGTTTTCACATGGATATAAACTTCCGTGAACGGGACTCTGCTCTTCGTCCTGTGCGCCGCAGCAAAAACCTTGCACTTCAGCAAGATCGGTCTGCCAACGGTCTTCTTCATTCTGAAAAACGATTGATTCGGAAGTTGTAACGTCCACCCATCCGGCGGCCTCTAATGCTGCCACAATTGCAGGCAATAGCGCATTGTTTTCGTCTCGCAACTCAATCGCCTCGGCCTCGGTATCAAACGTGTTGCCGCTGCCGACGTTTTCTGCGGCTATCTCGCACGGTGGGTTGCACGGCTCATCCTCGCAAGTTTCGCCGGGGTGGTGTGTCCCGCAGGCGGCGGCGCACTCTTCGGCAGTCTTGCCATCAACGCAGTTTCGAACGAAATTCTCGTCTTGAACACAGATGTTGTTGGGGCTTATTGAACCGCCTGCGGGAGATCCTTCGATGACATCCCCTAGGCTGCCGCAGCACCTGCCTTGAACTGTTGCTCCTAAAACCTCCCAAACTTCATTGTCGGGGCTGTAACGAACAGCCGCCGGCTCAACGCCGACGCACTCCCACCCGTTTGCCTCCAACAAATCCACCTCGGCCTGCACCTCTGCGTTTACTTGATCGGCGCGGTCAATCGCCTCCTGCTCAACCGAGAAACCTCCTGGGTTGGTTTCAGCCAGCGTGTAAATAGGGCACTCGCAACACGCCCCGGGTGGGTTGCACGGCTCATCCTCGCAAGTTTCGCCGGGGTGGTGAACGCCGTTGCAGCGAGCGGCGCACTCTTCAGCCGTCACGCCGTCTTCGCAGGTCCGCTCTGGCCCTTGGATGCACAGCGGAAATTGGTCGAACGGAGTGTCCAAATCAATGACTCCGCAACAACTAAAGTTCAAAAAAGCCGTAGTGCGCCGGTACGCCTCGCCGGTCCCTTCCAAACCAAACTCAGGAGCGGGACAAGTTCCAATCGAAATAATTTCCGAGTAAACAGCTACGAGGCACTCCCATCCTTGCTCTTCTGCCTGCTGGATTCTGACGGCAAGCAGCGCATTATCGAACTCCATTTGGTCTTGTTGCTCTTCGGCGCGTTCTGTCTCGCTTGAGCAAAACTCTTCTCCCGGCAGGCCCATCCACGCAAACTCGTCTTGTTGAGCGCAGTAACAGCACGCCCCGATATCCGGCGTGTCACAGCAACACGCCTGCCCCGTGCCTAACTTGCCGTCGCGGACAACGAGTTTGCCGTCTTGCGACGTAAGCGAAGTCATGTCGCCGTGGCCGTGGCACACGTCGTGATTGTGAGTTGCACGTCGCTTGCCGTACTAGAACCAAAGTGCTTGATCGACTTGCGGTTGAACACTACGGCGGTGTCTGTCATCGTGACGTTTGTGAGGACAGGCAGGTCTGGCGTCGTGAACGGCACGAGCACGCTTTCCGCAGCCGTGTTGCATAGCACGCCAACAGACACTCTCTCCAAGGATATTCCGCCGGTTGTGAGCGTGGCGGCTGTGACCACCGGCACGGTCTGCACTTGCATCGTGAAAGAATTTGTGGAATGCGTAGCCAGCGCAATGCCTGGCAGAGTCTCGAACTTGATTCCGCACTGAGTCGCCGTAGCGGCCGTGAAGTAATTTGCACGAAACATTTTTGGCACAAGGAGAAACCAGGCGGTTCCTTCTTTTGCGATTGAGCAGTCTCTCCTGTCCGGGTTGTCGTCGTCGAGAGGCCAGAAAAGATTTGTGACGCTTACAGTGTTTGGTGTTTCGGCCTGGAACTTAAACTCGACCTCTTTTTCCGAGCCAACCGACCACGCTCCGGTGAACGTGCCGATCCTGAACACTTTCGGCGCAGGCGTGCCCTCCTCCCCCTCCAGCCTGACCGGAATCTTCCCGGTCTGGAGCCGCATGGGCGCGGCTTCGGCGGCATCGACCGTGCGGCGGATGCGACCGAGGAAATCGGGGCCGATGAGGTAGCCGTCTGCCATTAGAAGAGGCGAAGGTTAAAGGTCTGGAGGAAGTCGATCTCTTCGGTGACCTTGTACCGAAAGACGATGACCTTCGGGTTAGCCGTCTCTGACCGAGGCGTGCCGTCGGTGTTAAGGGGAATTGGCTGGGCGGAGGGCCGCTGGCCTGTGTAGCCGCCCTTAATGCCGATCTTCACCATTGCTCTGACTTTGTCGTTCACGGCGGTGCCGTCCGGCAATGCGAGCGGAGTGACGACCTTGCCTTCGTCGTCCTGCTTGAGGGGTTGACCGAAATTGTCGTTAATGCTCGACACAAAGTTTGGTGTGAACGCCTTGACGTTGAATCCACTCAGCGGCTGAAGGACGTCCCACCCGACGTATTCTAGTTTCGACGAAACGCTTGTGCTTGTTTCGCTTGATGCAGAGTTGTAGATACTCAGGTTCGGCTTGTAGAGAAACTCATACGAGCACGTCCACCCGCGGTAAAGATTGCCACCCCACGACTCTGTCGCCGGCCTGGACTGCACGCCTCGAAACATCACGGTGCGGCGGGCCATGTTGAGCGAGCCTAGCGTGACGGGGTTTTTGTTTGTCTTTCCGGCGTGCAGGCAGTGTTTCGTTGGGTCGGATGTCTCGAACTGGTCGATGTTAATCGTGACGATCGCGGTTGGCTTGGTGACGACTTCGTAGAGGTCGCCGGCTGGGTTTTGCGTAGCCGATCCAACTGTAGCAGGCGAGCCGTCTGTGCTACTCGCCCAATACCACGTCTGTGCCGGAATCTCAATCAGCGAACTGGTTGTGTACCAATTCGCCGGCCTGACCTCTGGGGGCGACTGCTTCGGGTCTTGCCCGCCACCACCACTTGATGCCTGGCTGGGCGTCGTTCGGTAGTTGAACGTCGCCAGGATGACCATCCGGCTCTCGCCCTCGTAGGCGGCCGAAAGGCTCGTGCAGAAGAGGCCGGCGTTCCTGGGGTGCTCGCCGCCGATCGGCGCGTTGCAGACCTGGGGGAGGTTGATGTATTCGCTTGGGCTCGACTTGATGACCCGAAAGACGCGGACGTCCTGCGAAGACGTCGTCGTGTCATCCGACGAAAACTCGAAGGACGAGCCCTGCGTGATCTCGGAAACCATCTTCGGCATCGATTCAGCCCTCGGTGATGTCGACGCGGAGGCGGGTGCCGGCGGTGCCGATCAACTGGTAGTCTGTGCCAGTAGCCAGCCGGAACAGGGCCGGCTCGCCGGCTCGAAGACTCGCCAGGCCGACGAACGACCCGCCCTGGTCGATGCCGATCTGAGCGGTCGACGCCGTCGCCGTCGACAGGTTTCGCAGAAACGCCATGCCGACGCTGGACAGGCCGGCGGTGTTCACTGCGACCGCGTTCGTCGTGAGCGTGTAGGTGAGGGAGTTCATGCCCTCCAGCGACATGGTAGCCGTGACGTTGTTGACCTGAACGCGGTTGTCCAGAAAGCCCTTGTTGATGGTTAACTGGACGCCGTAGGAAATGTCGGACATTAGGGGGTTCCTTAGTTGTTTGCTACAGGGTCTTCTTTGGCTGTGTTATCCGCGATCACCTCAAGGAGTCGGTTAGACTGCTCTTGCAGGGCCGCCAGATCGACGTCGCGGGCTGAATCGTCGCCGCGGAGCAGGCGGTTCAGTTCCCGCTGGCCTTCAATCGTTGAAGCGTCTGTTGCGCCGAGGGCGGCGCGGGACGGGCCTTGGAGGATGGCGTTCTTGACCTCGTCGGCCAAGGCAAAGACGGCCGGAGCTTCACGACGGAGGATGTCCTCACGGGCACGATCGACCGCGCCGCCCAGTTGCTCTCGGATTCTCTCGACGCTGGCTGGCAGCCCGTCACTGTTTTCGGCAGCCGCAGAGAAGTAGTTGCGAATGTCCTGCATCTGCCTGTTAAGTTCTTCCGCTGCGCGCTGTGCCGGCGTGAGCGACAACTCACGGCCGCGAGATTCGGACTCAATCTGTTGAATCTGCCGCTGCGCGAATACGTCCCCATCGTCTGCGCGTCGCCTTAGAGCTTGCGTATCCGGCCGCGCGTCGAAGATTTCGCCAAGCCGCGCGCGTAGCCCGTCAACCTCAAGTCTTGCGTTCTCGCGCTCGGTGACGCCCAACTGGTCCGTCGCCGGCGTTGCGATCAGTCTCTGAAGTTCTGCGATCCGGCTCCCGATGCTGGCAGCCTCGCCGCCGCCGCGACCAAGAATCGCAGACTCCTCGAACGCGAGCCTCTGCCCAGACGCCTGTCGCTCAATATCAAGCCTGTTTCTTGTGGCCTGCTGCCTAGCAGCCTCGGCCCTCTCTTGCTGGTCGCGAAGCAGCCTCGTGCGAGGATCGTTCGCGCCGAAGGATGCTTCGGCCGCGTTGGCCTGCCTTCTCAGATTCGTAGACTGTTGAGACAAGTCCTGCTCGGCCGCGCGGGCGATCTCGACGGCACCCCGCTCCAGGGCGGCGGCGAATTCGGCCACTTGGCTCGATGCGGCTTCCAGGGAGGCAGAAAGGTTATTGAGCGGGCCGGAAAGCGCTTTGAAGAGGTCTGCGTCGCCGGAGAACTGACTCCGCAGGTCTTCGATCCGGCCGGTGATCTCCGAGCCGAGGAAGTCCGAGAACCGGAAGCCTCCGACGCCCTGGAGGTTCTGTTGCGTCCTGGCGAGCCTGTCCGAGACTTCCTGCTGCCGCTCAAAACCTCGGTTTACCTGGCGGTCGCGAAGCAGTTGTATCGCCACCTCAAGCGATGCCAACTGCCTTGAAAGACGCTCGACTGCGCCGGCGTCGCCGCGACGCTCTGCCCTTGCGAGGCCAGCCCTCGTCTCCTGCAAGCCGGACGGCCCACGCTCCAGGGAGCGAATTGCGGCGGCGTCCCCAGGCTGGAACCGAATCGCAGTGCCTGCAAATCTCTCGCCCTGTCTCTGGATCAGCGAAATCTCGTTGTCGACCTCGGCCTGGCGTCGACTCCGCTCGGAAAGAAGTGCCCGCCGGCGCAGGAGGTTCTCCTCCTGCTCCAGTTCTTTGTCGATTGCGTCGATGCGGGCCTGAGCTGCGCCGATCTGGGGGGCGTTGGCGGTGGCGATGTCTCGCCTCCTGTCGGCCTGCTCCCGCTCAATCTCGCGGAACGGTTCGCGGCGGCTGCGATCCTGGCGTGCTTGCTCCGACAGCCCCGCTTCTGCGATTGCGTCCGCGAGTTGGCGGTACGAGTCGGCGAGCGATTCGGTGCGCGCCCGCTGGGACTGTAGGGCTTCGTTGAGTCTTTTGACCGCGGCTTCCGCCTTGTCTGCCTCTGTGTATGTTCTGATAAATCCGGCCACCAACTGCGCGACCGCCGAAACAACCACGCCGGTTAGCAGGCCAGCAGTGCCCCCGAGGATGAAGCCGAGTTGGGAAATGTTGTTTCCGGCAGCGCGGATGCGCTGATCTAGGCCACCCGTAACGCTATTGAAATCATCGAATGCGAAGATGGCCTGCTGGATGGCGAGGCCGGTGTTGTTGCCGACGCCTCTGGCGACGTCGCCTCCGCGCTGAATGGCCCTTGTCGCCGCGCTGACGCTGATTTTCCCTGTCGCTGCGGCCGCCCGCGCGGCCTCCACCTGAAGCCTCTCAAGTTCCTTGCGAACGCGAGGAAGGCCGGTCGTTCCGGTGCGAATAGCCTCTTGGAGTCGCAGGCGATACGTCTCATAGGCCCGCGCGCCAGGGCCACCCGCCAATGCGCCGACTCGCGCCAGCACCTGTTGAAACGCATTCAGTTCCCCGACCGCTCGCTGCGCCGAGAAGTCATCCATGAAGTTCGAGAACGCTGGCAACTGAAGCGACGCTGCGGCCCTCTTCGCCTGCGTCTCCAGGTTCTTTACTGAAGCCGCGGCGCGGTCGATCTGAGCGGCCGTCGCGCTGGGCGAGTTCTGCAACGCGATAAGTTGTTGCTGTGCTCTTTGGAGGGCAGGGATGAACTGAGTCCGCAGCGAATTGGGCAGCGTCTCCAACTGCTGACGCACCGCGCCGACTCGGCTCGCCAAACCGTCGATGTCGCGCTGAGATTGGCCCGCCGAGCCGAAGTCGACGTTGCCGGTAAGCCCTTGCACGCGACGACGGCCAGCCTCGGTAAGCGTGTCGCCGAGGTCTGTGCGATTGCGTGGCGGGCCGAACGGGCCTTCCGGGTCGCCGGGCGTCGAGCGGAACTTATTGCGTTCGTCTCGAAGCCGAACAAACTCGGCCGTCGCCTCGTCGGAGTCGACCTTGATCCTGAGTTCCTCGTCGAATTCTGTCTTGAGTTTCGCGTACTCCTCGCGAATGAGCGTGATGTCGCCAAGTTCGATCGCGGCCAGTACGTTTTGAATCTGCGGATTCAGCCCGGCAGACTGCTGGGTGCCGAGTTTCTGGAGATCGGCGACGATCTTGCGGACGGAATCCTCCGCCTGGCGAAGATTCTGGAATTCACCAGTGATCGTGAAGTTGGCCTCGTCGCGGATCGACTGAAGCGTCGCGCGAAGCCGTTCCGCGTCGCGAATGGCCTCGTCGGCATCGACCTTGACCGGGACTTGCTCCTCAAGCAGTTCAACGGCTGCCTGAAACTCGGCTTGCAGCCTGTTTGCTTCAGCCCTCGCCGCGGCAAACTGGCCGGGGTCGACGATCCCAGCCACCGCAGCCTCGGCCACCCCCGCGGAGGTCGCCAGCCTGTTGACTTCAGCCACCAGAGAGCCGACGTCGCCGCTCGCCCTGCGACCAGCAGGCAGCCTGGAGGCAGACTCGCCAGCCCGGCCTGCCCTGGCAAGCAAGTCGTCCAATTGCGGATTCTGGAATGCCAGTTCGCGACCCGTCGGCAGGGCGGCGATGCGAGACTGCAACTCGGCAGTCTCCTTGATGGCTCTGCCGGTCGATCGGGCCGCGTCGGCAACTTTCTGGAATGCGCTCTCTGCAACCGGCAGCCTGCTCTCGATCGTCTCTACGAGGTCGAGAACCTGCTTGTCCGTTTGCTGCACCGCAGGCCCGAGGGCCGCCTGCACTTCGGCGGAAAATCCCGCGAACTGCTGCTTCGCCGCGCCGTAGGCGTCGGTGATGCCGAAGGTCGCGGACTTGAGCCTGTCACTGAGAACGACGGCCTGCTCAAGTTGCCTCGTCTCGACGTCGATTCGTAGTTGCCGGATGCCTTCAGGCGACAGCGCGGAGAACTTCTCGATGAGCGTGTCAAGGCGTTCGCCAGTGACCTGCGTCTTGACGTTGATCGTCCGGCCGTCGACCTCCTGCACTTCCTCTCGGAGCCGCCGAAGGCCGGCGACGCCGCCGACGTTGATCGCGAGGTCAACCTCGCTCTGCTTGAGGTCGCCAAGAACCTGCCTGACCTGCTCGATGTTCTTGAGGCCGGACTGTCGGACGATGAACTCGACTTCGGTCGGCCTGTCACTCAGACTCGCGATCGTCTTTCGCAGTTGCTCTACGGTGGCAATCGCGCCGTCGAAGCCACGAAACGAGAGTTTCTGAGCAGCCGCGTTTTGGATCGCCCGCTCGTACCTCTGGAGCGGCGTGAGGATCGACGAGATCGACTTGTTGATTTCGGTCGAGGCGCGGCGAAGGTCGCCCGAGATTTCGTTGGCGAATGACTTCGTGCGAGACGCTGAGTCGTTGAGTTTCCGAACGTAGTCGCCGGTGTTGGCGGCAACTACGGCCGAAATCTTCCCGAGATATCCGCGTCCAGTTGCCATCCTTGGCTCACTGCTTGAGTTTCATCAGTTCTGCGAACATTTGCTGTTCGGACTGGCGGGCCTTGCGGGTCGAGGGGATGAAGACTTCTTCTTCCGGCACTCGCTTATAGTTCCCGCTTGCCGCCATGATGATCCGACACATCCTTGCCGTCTGGAGCCACGGGTCTGGCAGCGGGTAGATTTGGTGGAAGGCGTGCCATTCCGCCAACTCCTCGCTGTCGCAGTCCCGCAGCAGTTCCTTGACCGTCTTGCCGAGCGCCAGAGCCAACTTCAGGTAGAAGAGTCGCTCGGGACGTCGGCTGAAGCGTTTCCCAGCTCGTCGACCGCCTCCGGCGTGAAGGCGTTGTGCGCCCACGCCGACTCGAATGCCTTGTTGATCGACGACGAGGACTTCTTGCCCAGAGCCTCGGTGTCGGCGTCTGAGAACAGCCGCTCGCCTTTGTCGTCGCAGAGGCAGAGGACGAGGAACCGCACCCGGAAGCCCTTCATCTTCTGCTCGCTGTAGGACTCCTCGAAGAAGTCCCGCTCGGTGCCGGATATGGTGCGGACGTACACGACGCCGCCCCACTCCTTGGTCATGTCCAACTCTTTGAGTTTGATATCGTCGGCCGCCAGAATCTTCGCCTTCGTCAATGCCATCGCGTAATTGCTCCTAGAAACTCGAACCAGAAAGACTTTCGCCTGCGCTGCCGGCGTAGTCAGTGAATCTCAGCCGCATCGTGCCGCGGACCAAATCTCCGACCGATGCCTCAATCGTGGCCGCCTCGCAGACGGCACGGTTGTTGAGCGAGAACGTGTTGCCGGTGAACGATGCCACGCCAACCTTGCCGATGGCGACCAGCGGGCTTACGCCGCCGGTCGGGCTCTGCAAGAACTCGACGTCGACTGTGCCGCCGCCTCCGACCCACGCGCCGGTCGGCACAAGCACGGTCGTGTTCACGGCAGCATCGTGTGCCGTCATGTCGACGATCTCCGCCGTCGGAGCCTCGACAGACACGCGGGTGACGATGGCGCGGACGCCGCCAAACGTAAAGGTAGCGCCAGAGGCGACGTAGCCTGCCATGAGTCACGCCTTGTGGAGCGCGACCGCTTACGCCACGCGGAAGGTCGCGTTGCCGGACACGAGGGCACCGACCGAACCGCCGATCGAAGCCGAGCCGATCGTGGCGTTGCCGCTGAAGGTGAGCGGCCCCGCGATCGACAGCGAGCCAGATGCGCCGGCGGTGAGGATCGTGTTCGAGATGTAGTCGATCGTGACTTCGCGGTCGGTGGCGAAGCCACCGACGAACTCACGGCGGGCGTTCGGAGCGATGCCCAAATGCGAGGCATCGATGAGGTCTTGGGTGTCATTGACCTGGACGCTCGTGACCTTGAGGGTCGTGCCGCCGAACGTGAACGTAAGTCCTTGAGCCGAAGTCGCCATCTGACACGCCTCCTTGCGTGAAGTGTCGCCGCGTAGTGTTTACTGCGTGGCTTCCTGCCACCGAATCTGATACAGTTGCCTCACCTCGTAAGCCGGCGGCAGTTGTGCGCCGACCGTGGTGGGGTCGAGGAAGTCGTCCGTTTCGGACACCAGCCTCATATCTTCAATTGTAGCCCCAGCCAGCGTGCCGGTGTTTCCATCCAGCGCAAGGCGAACCTCGTCGCCCAGCACCCTGGAAGCGTCGTGGCTCAGAGCCCAGGACGCTATCTGGAGGCTCACGAGCGGCAGAAACATCGGCCCCGACAGGTGTGCCTCGCGGATGATGTTCTGCCGCTTGTAGACAACGAACGGGAATCCGGCCCCTTTCGGGACGGCGATCGGAAACACGTTGAATCCGACCAGCCGGGCCACGCCGGGGAACGTG